AGAGGATAGTTTGAAAGGAAGCGAGTACGGTGGTGAAATTGAATTTGATAATGGATATGGACTATCTGTTGTTCGTCACGAATCTTCGTACGGCGGCAAACAGGGTCTATTTGAGGTCATGCTGACTCGTAATGGTAATCCCTACTCGCTTCCACCTATTACTAATGAGGAAGATACTGTCAAAGGTTTCCTCACAAAAGAACAAGTCAACGAAACTCTAGAAATGGTCGCTGACTTGCCCGCAACAGTTTAGTTTCGTTTCTCTCTCTCGACTGACCCCTTTACGGTATAAATACTGTAAAGGGGTTTTCTTTTATGGCAGATAATATGTTATCTTATTTTATGGGCAGAGATGGGTTCTCTTGGTTTGTCGGTGTCTGCGAGGACAGGGATGATCCAAAGGCGTTGGGTCGTATTCGTGTTCGTTCCTTTGGTTATCACACAGAGGACTTAATCAAACTTCCCACACAAGACTTACCTTGGGCACACGTTATGTTGCCACCTACCGCACAGGTTGGTGGGTTTCATAATATACGTCCAGGCGATTGGGTGTTCGGTTTCTTTCGTGATCCCGATACACTTCAACAACCTATCATCATGGGTATCCTGCCAGGCATCCCCGCCAACGAATCTGATTCGACAAAAGGATTCAATGACCCTAACTCACCCGATGCTCCAGACACACAAGCAGAAAAGTATAAGAAAGATCCAGACTTTGGGCCTTACCCAATAAAAGATTTGGTTGGTAAAGCAGATACGTCACGATTGACTTCTGGTTTACTTGATGCTCATCCAGAGATTGAAGCAAGAGACAAAGAGGTTACGGAAGATGTTCCTACCGCAAACCAGAGAAAGATTTTAGGTGATGCAGACTTCACAGTTGATGTCGCATCCAACTGGACTGACAAGTTAGCAACCAATACAGACTTTACTGCTGTCGCATGGAAAGAACCAAAGACTACGGATGACTCCATTCGTGGGGAAGATGCCACTGGAAAGAATCCAGAGACACAAGAAGATAGAGAACCCCCATACAAAAGACGGAACACGGAGTATCCATACAATCATGTTATTGAAACAGAGAGCGGACACATACAGGAGTTTGACGATACACCATTTGCGGAACGTATCTATGAGAAGCATAGAAGTGGAACGTACTATGAGATTGACGCTGACGGAAACAAGGTAACACGAGTTGTTGGACAGAACTATCATATTATTGCTGGTAGTAACTTTGTAAATATCAAGGGTGACGTAAACCTTACGATTGATTCAAACTGCAAGACTTACATCAAAGGGGATTGGGATATTCAAGTTGACGGCAACAAGACGGAAGTTGTCAAGAAGAATGTTACGGAAACATATGGAACAGAGAACACAGAACATTCTCACACTGTAAGCGTAACAGGCAAGAGAGCAGAGACAGTAACTAATACTGTTACGGAAACATATCAAGATGCAAAGACGGAAGAAGTCACTGGACTTGTTTCCGAAACATATAAAGCAAATCAAACAACAAACATAACAGGTACACTGGACTTGGATGCATCTGTAGAAATAGATGCTGACGCTGGTGTAATTAATTTGAACTAGGAGATGACATGGGGCAACCAGTAACAAGAGTTGGTTTGGATCAGCACGTTGGACACGCAAGTCCTACACCTAATCCATTTCACAAAACACCATATGCAACAGGTTCGTCAAACGTAATAACGAATGGCGCACAGACAACAAGAATAGGTGACGTTACATCTTGCGGTGATCCAGCAGTCGCTGGTTCTGGTACGGTGTTTGTAAACGGTCGCTCTATTCATCGACAGGGTGACGCAACAGGTGGACATGGAAGTTGGGTGGCAAACGCATCTGCCTCTGGTTCGTCAAACGTATTCGCTGGAGGATAAGAAAATGTATGAGTATAGATGTAAGGTAGTTCATATCGTAGACGGAGATACCGTTGATGTAGATATCGACTTGGGGTTTGGCGTATGGATGAAGAAACAAAGAATTCGTATGTACGGCATCGACACACCAGAAAGTCGCACAAGAGATTTAGAAGAAAAGAAGTATGGACTTGCTGCAAAGAAGTTCATCACAGATATGTTGGATGATGATGGTGGTGTTGTTCTCAAAACATACAAGGATGCAGAAGGAAAGTTCGGTCGTATTCTTGGGGAACTGTGGAGAACAACTGACTTAGCAGACAAATCAATCAACGATTACATGATTGATAAACGTCATGCTGTTCCATACTATGGGCAATCAAAAGAAGAAATCCAAGAACAACATATCAAGAACAGAGAGTTCCACAATCTTTAACTTTCGTTATAAATAGATTGAGGAGATATTAAATGGCAGCAAACCCTACAGCATATAGAGATGCCGAACGTAATAATGATTCGGATAGAAATGCTCAAGTCTTTAAGGACTTCAACTTTAACTTTACAAGACACCCTGTAACTGGTGACATTGCAAAGTTGACGAACATTTCTGCTGTCAAGGCAAGCGTAAAGAATTTGGTAATGACTAATTTCTATGAACGTCCTTTCCATCCAGAGATTGGTTCAGATGTGCGTAGGGCATTATTTGAAAACATGACCCCACAAGTCGCAACAAGACTTGGTAGAAACATTGAAGATGTTATCGTAAACTTTGAACCAAGAGCAGAACTCGTTAGTGTTGTTGTTCAAGCAAGAATTGATATGAATGCTTATCAGGCAACAATTACATTCAACGTGCTTAACTCAGAGACAGACGAACAAACATTGAATCTATTTTTAGAGAGACTAAGATAAATGGCAACTAAATTACAAGTCACGGAACTAGACTTCGATGATATCAAATCGAATCTAAAAACCTATATGAAGAACCAATCAGAGTTTACTGATTATAACTTTGAAGGTTCTGCAATCTCAACTCTGATTGATCTTCTTGCATACAACACTCACTACTTGGGCATGAATGCAAACATGGCAATCAATGAAGCATACTTGGATACTGCAACACTTCGTTCTTCAGTTATCTCTCATGCAAAGACTTTGGGGTACACACCTCGCTCTGCTCGTTCCCCTATCGCATATGTAGATGTCACAATCAATAACGCAACTCTTACTTCCATCACAGTTGCCAAAGGAACTAAGTTTACTACGCAGATTGATGATACAACATATTCTTTTGTTGTCAATGAAACTCAAACCGTAACACCAATCAATGGTGTTCTTAGATTTTCTAATCTTGCAATTTATGAAGGTTCTCTTGTTACAGCAAAGTATACAGTTGACAACAGCAACTTGGAAAAGAAATATCTTCTTACAGACAATCGTGCAGACACAACTACACTAAGGGTATCTGTACAGAACTCAGCGACTGATGCATCCACACAAGTTTATACTCTTGCAACTGACATCTCTCAGGTGACTGCAACTTCTAATGTTTACTTCTTACAAGAAGTTGATGATGGAAAGTTTGAGGTTTACTTTGGTGATGATGTAGTTGGTAAGAAAGTAAACGATGGTAACATTGTTATTCTTGAATACGTTGTTACGAACAAGGGTGCAGCGAATGATGCAAAGGTTTTCTCAGGAACTTCGGTTGGTGGGGAAACAAACATTACTATCGCAACGGTATCTGCTGCCGCTGGTGGTGCAGAACCAGAAACTATTCAATCCATCAAATACAATGCTCCCTTGGATTATGCATCACAAGGTAGAGCAGTTACGACTGATGACTATAAGGTTATCATTCCACAAGTATATGCAGACACAAAAGCGATTCAAGTTTGGGGTGGAGAAGATAACGATCCCCCAATCTATGGACAGGTATTCGTTTCTATCAAAACAACATCAGGGGTAAACCTGACACAAGCACAGAAAGATACAATCGCAACTTCACTGGACAAATACAATGTTGCTTCGGTTCGTCCAACTATTGTCGATCCAGAAATCACAAAGATTAAGATGACAACTAACTTTAAGTTTGATGCCAATGTCACCACAAAGACTGCAACAGATTTAGAGACACTTGTTCGCACAACAGTATCTAACTATAACTCTTCAGACTTGGAAAAGTTTGATGGTGTGTTTAGATTCTCAAAGATGTCTCGCTTGATTGACACATCAGATACTTCTATTCTTTCAAACATCACAACAATCAAGATGCAGAAAACAATCGTGCCTCAACTTAACACGTTGGCAAAATACGAACTCAAGTTTTCTAACGCTTTGTACAATCCTCATAGTGGACACAACTCTGCAATGGGCGGTATTACAAGTTCAACTGGTCTTACTATCGCTGGTGAAACAGGAGAACACTTTATAGATGATGATGGTGCTGGTAATCTAAGAGCGTATTCTCTTGTTGGTGGAACAACCAGAACATACCTCGGCACAAACATTGGTACTATTGATTATGCAACAGGACTGCTGACATTAAGTTCAATCAACATTACAGGTTCAACTGAAACTGCTGGTATTACTATTACAACTACACCAAGTTCAAACGATATTGTTCCAGTTCGGAATCAGTTGCTAGAGATTGATCTTGCAAATCTAAAAGTCACTGGTGAGAATGATACAATCGAGTCTGGTGGTGCATCTGCTGGAACTGGTTATACAACATCATCTTCTTATTAAGGTTTTATAAATGTCTGTACAAGACCCTACATTAAAGAATAAAGTATCGCCGCACATTCAAACTCAACTTCCAGAGTTTGTGCAATCTGATCATCCTTTATTCTCACTCTTCCTCAAGTATTACTATGAGTTTCTTGAAGCGGGTGAACTCGTTGTTACAGGAACAAACAACTATGTGGTTGAAGAGACAATCACAAAGAACTATGTCCTTGACGAAACTGGCGAGAACATTGTCCTTGAAGATTCTGTTGGTAAGTTCACTGTGGGTGAAACCATCACAGGTGCAACCTCTGGTGCAACTGCTCGTATTCTTGTTGATGACTTCGATGCGAACCAAAGACTATTCGTTACATCACAACAAAGATTTGAAACTGGTGAAACAGTAACAGGTGCAACCTCTGGTGCAACAACAACCGTTGCATCTTATCGTGCAAACCCTGTACAGAATATTCAACAACTTCTTGCATATGCAGATGTTGACAATACGGTATATGCTTTCCTTGACAAGTTCAGAGATTCCTTTATGGAGTCTTTGCCGAACACTCTCGCAGATGGTATTGCAAAACGTAAACTCATTAAGAACATCAAGGATATGTATGCTGCAAAGGGTACACGAGATGGA